ACAAGTATGTTTTCACGAAAAAATTTTTAACGTATCTAAATGATATATTTAAGAATATTAATAATTATTATTAATTATTTTAAGAAAGGTTATTATGTTATTATATATGTTTAGAGAGTCAATTTTTTCTATCGTTCTACTTTTGTTCTTATTTACTTTAGCTTAAAATTTTAGTAAAAAGAATTAACTTTAAAATTTAAATCTAAAAATATTTTTTAGAGTTTTAAAGTTAGAAAGAAGAATAGTATGAACGATAAGAAAAAAGAAAAAGTTACTTTAAAAGAAAATAAAGTCGCTTTATCATTTAGAGAGTACGAAAATAAAAAAGTTTTATTTCGTCTCTTTAATACGAAAAGAGAAAAGACGAAAGCGTTTAATATTTATGAAAAAGCTAGATTTTCAACGAATATTAAAGACGCTTTTAATAATGATTATCGGAAAGTGGATATCGAATACGATACCACAAAAAATAATCGTTTTAAAAAAGTAAATCTATTAATAGATTTAAACTCTTATTTAGATAAAAATAAGAAAAATCTTTATTCAGATTTAATAGAAAGTAATAAGATTTTCATAAAAGAAAATAATATTACTAATAAAGAAATAATTAATAATATTTCTTATTTCGAAAAAAGAATAAGCGAATTAAAATAGTCGCTTAATTATTATTAGAGAGAGAGTTATTAATTTAACTCTCTCTCTTTTTTTATTTCTAATTTTAATTATCTTTTAAAAAATTCGATTAAGTTTAAACGCTAAAAAAAACGAGAAAGTTTGCGGCGTGTGTGTCTTATCTATAGATAAACGACTAGATACAGTGTAGAATGACCGGTATCTATATAAATTTTGTAGAAAAAAATTTTGTTTTGTTTTATATCTTTACAATGGCATTTTTAAATAGTAGCATCCCACCTATATATTGTAAAATAAGAACGGAGTATTTGTATGATCTCAATCCAAAGTATAAAGGACAAAGCAAAGACTGTGTTATCTTCGGCCTTACAAGTATTGCAGGCCGTGCGATCCTTTTCAACATCATGCTACCCAATGGTGCGTGCTTTTGGCGATTGCCTATCTCAGCGTTTTTCAACCAACGTAATGATCGTGCCGAAGTGCCTGATATGCCAGAGGACCAGCTCGAATTGTGGAATAGTTTTGATTATTGGCATAGCGTTAATCACTTTGCTTTTTTAACAGGACAACGAGGAAAATTTCTTGGTAAAGATAAAAAATTCTATTCTGGTGAGTATCTATTTACCGTTGATTGGTGCCATGCTGATCCCAATCTACTTGATACTGATCATTCTGAAATTCCTCAAGAGCATAAGTGTGCTCACATCTTGGAACTTGACAATGGTAATTTCGCTGCTCAACCAAATAACAGGATATTATGGAATGTTAATTCGTTCACAACAAAACGAGAATGGCCAGACTACAAAGTCCAAACATCATACTGGAACGTAGAAAATAAAGATTGGAGAACTGATGATACTGATCGTTTCTTCTACGAAATAGAAGAAAAGAAAAAATAATTTTTTTGTTTTAATCACCTTTGATCCACGGTACATTCAACTTATGACAATATCAATCTTACTTCCTACCCGAAAACGTATCTCCCTCTTAAAAAAATCTGTAGCGTCATTAGTGGATAATGCAAAAAATCCAGATAAGCTACAGTTACTTTTCGGTGTCGATGACGATGATCCAGGAACAGTAGAACACTTGAAGCGAGAAAAGTACCCGAATAAGACAGTCTTAAAGTTTAAACGTGCAGGGTACGAAAATTTACATGTCTATAATAATTCTCTTGCAGCCTATGCTCAAGGAACATGGATCATGTTTTTTAACGATGACGCAATCATGAAAACGAAACACTGGGATAGTAAAATTGAAGAAGTAAAAACTTTTAGTGTTCTACGTGTTCAAGAGCAAACAGGCCACCCTTATTCTATCTTTCCTATTTTCCCCTGGGATTGGTTTCGATGTTTAGACCATATTAGTCTTCATGGACAAAATGATGCGTGGATCAGTGAGATTGCTTATATGTTAGGTATCATGAAAGATGTCGATATAGAAGTTACTCATGATCGTGCTGATATTACTGGAAATAATAATGATACAACTTTTCAAGAAAGAGTTTACAAAGAAGGAAGTCCCGAAAAACCTGGAGACTTGCATCATATAGATATGTGGAATAAAAGAACAGGTGACGCTTCGAAACTTGCTTGGTATTTAAATAAAATAGGTCAAAAGTCTGTACATTGGGAAAGAATAGTGCGAAAAGAAATACCACCTTTACACGGCCTCGCTGATAAATTTGAAGAGTACAGAAAAAAAGGTGGAGTAGGAGCAGGTAAACAAAATGCAAGAGTTTCAAATAAGGGAGAAGTTAAAGTCAGCTATAACGATTTATCAAAAGACAAGAGATAAACGTGCTGCTGATGTTATCGAACATCTTACCAAAATTTTATCCACTGCAAAATCTCGTAAAAGTTTATTAAGTTACGCTAAACATATGTACCCAGGATACAAAGATCCTGCTCATATACAACTGATTTCAAAAAATTTAGAAAAGTTGGAAACTGGAGAAATAAAAAGGCTCGCTGTCTTTATGCCGCCAAGACATGGAAAATCTATGCTATGCTCAGAATTTTTTCCAGCGTGGTATCTAGGAAATAATCCAAACGAATTTGTAATTCAATCTACATACGCACAAGAGTTAGCAGATGACTTTGGTCGTAAAGTAAGAAACCAAGTTCAATCTGATGAATTTAATCAAGTATTTCCAAAAGTGGCTCTTAGATCAGATTCAACGAGTGCGAAAAGATTTCATACAGTGCACGGAGGCACATATTCTGCTGTTGGTGCTGGTGGAGCAATTACTGGTAGAGGTGCGCATTTATTAATTATAGATGATCCGATAAAAGGAAGAGAAGACGCAGAATCAGAAGTTCAAAGAAGAAACCTATTAGAGTGGTATAAGTCAGTAGCATATACACGATTACAACCTGGCGGTAAAATAATTGTTATTCAAACAAGATGGCACCAAGATGATTTGGCTGGTTACATCTTAAATGAAAGTGGAGAAGACTGGAAAGTTTTAGATTTACCTGCGATAGATAATAGCGGTAACGCTTTATGGCCAGAAGCATATTCAAAAGAAGATTTAGAAAAAATAAAAAATACAGTAGGTCAACGTGTATGGCAAGCTCTTTATCAACAGCAACCAGCTAATGAAGAAGGCAGTATTATCAAAAGAGATTGGTGGAATATTTATGATGGAGAAAAAATACCAACTCTGAGTTATGTTATTCAGTCTTACGATACAGCCTTTAGTACAAAATCCTCTGCTGACTTTTCTGCTTGTACAACATGGGGAGTGTTTACAGCAAGAGATGAAAACAATATGCCTTATGCTGCTGCAATATTATTAGACGCTTGGAAAGATAGATTAGAATATCCTGATCTACGGAAAAAAGCACAAGATAGTTTTTATGAATGGCAACCTGATCAAGTCTTGATTGAAAAAAGAGCTTCAGGCCAATCGCTTATACAAGATATGCGTAGGTCGGGAGTTCCTGTAGTAACATATACACCAGATAGAGATAAAGTCTCAAGAACACATAGTGTAGCAGCTATGTTTGAAGGTGGATTAGTGTTTACTCTTGATGAAGAATGGACTAAGAGTGTTATTGAGGAAAGTGCACAGTTTCCGTATGGCAAACATGACGACATACACGATACTTGTGTTCAGGCGTTATTAAGAATACGTGATGGTTTTTTAATAGCACACCCTGATGATCCGGAGGACGATGAATATGAAACACGAAAACAACGCAGCGAAGTCAAACATTATTACTCTTAATGTCATACCGAAAGGTAGACCTGTTAATAATCCAGAGATATTAGAACAGATAGAAGATGATAATTTAGTGAATAAATTTCATGATGCAGCAATGAGAATTACTGATAAAGTAGATATTAAAGGCTTTGCTCTAGTAGCATGGGACGAAAAAGGAGTACCTTGCGTAGCTTGGGAGACTGGCCATAGTAAAAATATTATAAGCGAAATGATGCTTCCTACCTTTACACAATCTTGTTTTCAAGGTATATTGAATAAAAAATTAAGTACACCGGAGGACTTATAATGAACCCATTTAAAAAAGCAAGCAAGTCACCTAGACTAGGCGTTAAACAATATAGCGTTCAAGACGTTGCTGATGCGAATAAAAGATATTATGAGAAGTTTCCAGAACAAAAAGAAGACGCTGCAATGTTAAAAAAAGCAATGCAAAATCCTGGAGATGAAATAGTTAAAGAAGTTGAAAGAGAAAAACAAATGCAAATGAAAGTTGCAAAAGAAATGAAAATTGAAGTGGAGATTTCATAATGGCAAGAAAAGATACTAAAGAAGTTACAAAAGAAATTTTAGATGTAGACTTTGATAATACTTCTAAAGCGATGGACTTCGATGACGATGGTTACGAAGAAGGCAAATCAAAAGAAAGAGAAATGGTTGCGCAAGGTCCTAAAGTAATAGATATCAAAGATAAAATATTATTTAAAAAAGCTCAAAGAGAAGGAACTAACATGAGAAAACTTTTTGGTAATAAAAAATTTTCTGATGTAATGAGTAAAAGAGAATTTAATAAACTGAAAGAAAAATAATCATGAAAAAAAGAAAAAATAAAAAAATGAAAATGACTGCTGGTGCAGGATCAGGCGAAGGCAGAATGCAAAACTCTAAAATCACTGGAAGAATGATGAAGAAAAAAGGTGATTTAAATAAAGATGGTAAAATGTCTTCTTATGAAAAAAGACGTTCTATGGCTATCGCTAAAGCAATGAAAAAGCGTGGCAAGAAAAAAATGAAACGTGGCTAAGAAAACTTTAATTGGTCTAAGCACTTTTCATAGAGAAACAAAAAAGAAAAGAGGACGATTAAAAAAGAAATATGGTCCTAAAGAACAAAAACCAAAAAAGTATAGAGGCCAGGGAAGATAATGCCAAGAAGAAGAACAAGAATAAGACCTAAGAGAAGACGAGATAATCCAATTAAAACATCTGTAAAATCTGGAAATTTTAGACCTACTAAAAAAGGCGCTGGTATGACACGTAAAGGTGTAATGGCATATAGACGTGCTAATCCTGGTTCTAAATTACAAACTGCTGTTACTGGTAAAGTAAAACCTGGTAGTAAAGCTGCCAAAAGAAGAAAATCATATTGCGCTAGAAGTCTAGGTCAATTAAAAAGAAGTTCTGCAAAAACTAGAAATAATCCTAATTCAAGAATAAGACAAGCTAGACGTAGATGGAAATGCTAAATTATAGCTAGCATTTTTTTATTCCATATAATATAAAAAAATTTATGGCAAAAAAACCACGCACTACAAGTGAACATATTATAGCTTTATATGGCCACATTACAGGTCTAACTAGAGATGTTAACTCTATAAAAAATAATCATTTAAAACATATGCATGATGATATTGAAAAATTGGGCGGCAAGATAGACAAAATCTATTGGGTTTTATTAGTTGCGGTGGGGACTGTAGCTTTATTATTTTTTAGTAAATTATTATGATTCTTAGAGGAGTATTTAAGTGGCACTTAAAATAGGAGAGGAACAACAAGTACAAATGCCAATGAAGACAGTTGTATCATTAATCGCAATTGTCGCTATTGGTGTTTGGGGTTATTTTGGAATAATAGAACAGATTAATAAACATGAAACAAAATTAGAATTAATGAGTTCTGATTTAGAAAAAAATACAGAGTTTAGAATAAAATGGCCTAGAGGAGAAATGGGAAGTTTGCCTGCTGATAGTGAGCAATTCATGATGCTAGAGGATTTATATAAGCAGACAGACAAGATTAACAAACACCTTGAGAACATGTCTTTGAACAAAGTAAATATACAATTTTTAAGAAAACAAATGGATAAAGTTTTAGAAGATATTGAAGAACTAAAAGATAAAAATAGAGATATGTATTACAACGGAAATGGAGCAAAACAATGATAGAGGCTGTTGTAGGATTATTAATGTTTGTAAGTGGAGAAATTAAAGAAGCTCGTATACAAGATAGTATGGGAGTATGTTTGAAACATAAACGAGAAGCTGAGAGAAATTACAGTAAAAATGTTAGATATGAATGTTGGCGAGGAGAAGCTGAAATAGAGTTAAATATTGATGGAACAAAATCAATAAAAAAAATCATAGTTCAATAATGGAACCAATATGTTATATATTTTTTATGTTATGGCTTATAGGAGTAAGTAGTTAGTGGAAATAATAATACCAGTAAATACAATACTTGCAATGATAGCTATCGCAGTAATGATTATTTGGACTCTCAGACCATAATACATTTTACATATTAGTATTTTTGTTTTATAAATCAATAGGATTAGATATGGTGTGAACCAGGAGGTATTATGCACAAATGAAAAAAGGCCTATATGCAAACATAAATGCCCGAAGAAAAAAAGGTATTAGTAGAACTAAGAAAAAATCTACTATATCTAAAAAGGCATACAAAAATATGAGAAAAGGATTTCCTAAATGAGAAAAACTAAAAAAGAAAAAAAGATTACTAAGGTAATGAGAGAATATAAAAAAGGTAAATTACCAATTGGTAAGTCTAAGAAAAAAGTTAAATCGAGAAAACAAGCAATTGCTATTGCTCTTTCTGAAGCGGGAAAAAAGAAAAAGTAATGGTATTAACAAGAACACAGTTTAAAAAAGAAATGACTACACCACAAAGAAGAAAATCAAAAAGTAAAAAAGTTAAAAAGCAATATCTTGCTGGAACATCTGGTAAGTTAAGAGCTAAAAGAAAAGCTGCATTAAAAAGATTAAATAAAGATAATAAAGGTTCTGGTGTTTTACCTGGAGATAAAAAAGGTGGAAAGTTTGTAGGTTCTAAAAAAGAAAGTAAACATAATAAAAAATTTAGGAGAATGTATGGCTAAAAAATCAAGTACAGCTACAGCGATTAAAAATAAAGCAAAAAAGACAGGAGTATCTGCTTCTAAAATTAGAGCAATCTATAATAGAGGATTAGCAGCATATAGAACAAGTGGTCATAGAAAAGGTGTAAGTCCACAAGCATGGGCGATGGCTAGAGTAAATTCTGCACTTACTGGCGGTAAAGCTGCAAAAGTAGATAAAGATATTTTGAAAGGTAGACGAGATAAAAACAGAAGAGCAGACGGACGTAAGAAAAAGAAAACAAAAAAAGCATGATATGGATTAAAAAAATAATTTGCAAAATATTTAAAATTAAAACATGTAAATGTGGAGATAAAAAATGAAAAAAAAATTTAAAAAATTTATAGATTGGTTAGAAAAATTAATACTTAAATTAACTGGTTGGAAATAATGGCATTAGAAGTTGAATTAGAAAAAAAGAAACTTGAATACACAAACGAAAAAGGTGAGAAAGTTCGTGTAGATGTAGATCAAGAACAAACTGAAAAAGAGGAAGAAGTTTTTGAATCAAATCATTATTCTAATTTAGCAGAAGAATTAGATCAAACAGAAATAAATAAAATTGGTAAACAACTAATCACAGCTTATGAAGATGATAAATCTTCAAGAAAAGATTGGGAAGATCAATATTCAAAAGGTCTTAAAATGCTAGGAGTAGTTGTTGAAGATAGAAGCGATCCATTCCCGGGAGCTTCAGGTGTTCATCATCCATTAATGTCAGAAGCAGCAACTCAGTTTCAAGCAAGAGCAATATCAGAAATGTTTCCTGCAGGTGGCCCTGTTAAAACTCAAATAATTGGTAAACAAAGTAATAAAAAATTAGAACAAGCTCAAAGAGTTCAAGACTATATGAATTATCAAGTAACAAATCAAATCACTGATTATTTTAATGAATTAGATCAAATGTTATTTTATTTAGCATTAGCTGGTTCTGCATTTAAAAAAATCTATTTCGATAATGGTTTAGATAGAATATGCAGTAAATTTGTACCTGCAGAAGAATTTGTAATTTCATATCAAAATACTGATTTAGAAACTGCAGAAAGATATACACAAGTAATGAAAATGTCTTCTAATGAATTAAAGAAACAACAGATTGATGGTTTTTATAGAGATGTACCATTAGCAAAATATTCTTCTAGCGATACTAAAGATCAAGATCAAGTAACACAGACTATGCAAAGACTTGAAGGTATGTCACCAAGTATGGCAGATAAAATGCATACTCTTTTAGAAGTTCATGCAAATTTAGATTTAGGAGAAGATGAAAATGGAATAGCATTACCATATATTGTAACTATAGATTATGATTCAACTGCAGTTTTAGCAATTAGAAGAAACTGGAAAGAGGAAGATACTTTAAAAAGAAAAAGAACTTATTTTATACACTATAAATATTTACCAGGTTTAGGATTTTATGGATTTGGATTAATTCAAATGATCGGCGGTCTTCAACATGCATCTACTGGTGCTTTAAGAGCTTTATTAGATTCAGCAGCTTTTGCTAATTTAAACGGAGGTTTTAGGGCTAAAGGTGCAAGGATTGAAGGCGGTGATATTACCGTTTCCCCCGGAGAGTGGGTAGAAGTAGAAGCCTATGGCGATGATTTAAGAAAGAGTTTTATTCCTTTACCTTTCAAAGAACCTTCACCTACTCTCCTTCAGCTTTTAGGAGTTTTAACAGAATCAGGCAGACGTTTTGCTTCTATTGCTGATGCGATGGTTGGTCAATCTGCAGGATCAGGACCAGTTGGTACAACTATTGCATTAATTGAACAAGGTTCTAAAGTATTTAGTGCAATACATAAAAGATTACATCAAGCTCAAGGAAGAGAATTTAAATTAATATATGAACTAAATGGAGAATACTTAGATGATGAATATCCTTATGACGTTATTGGAGAACGTAAAACTATCAGAAGAAAAGATTTTTCAAGTGATATTAGTGTTGTGCCTGTTAGCGACCCTAACATTTTTTCTCAAGCACAGCGTATAGCTCTTGCTCAAACTGGTTTACAATTAGCTCAACAAGCACCAAATATAATTGATGTTAAAGAAGCATATAGAAGATTTTTACAATCATTAAATATTCCTGATTATAATGATTTGATGATTCAAGAAGATGAAATACCAAGACGTGATCCAGTATCAGAAAACATGGCATTACTTAATGGTAAACCTATAAAAGTTTTTGAAGAACAAGATCATGCTGCGCATATGGCTGTTCATCAACAATTTATTAATGATCCAAGATTTGCTGGAAACCCTGAAGCTAAACAAATTTTATATGGACAAATGTTAGCTCATATTGGACAGCATATGGCATTTTTATATCAACAACAAATGCAATCTCAAGTTCCTGATGGTATGCCAACTTCTTCTGGAGAATTTAATAAAGAATTTAATGATGAAAAACCTAAAGAAATTACTATTGAAGAAGAAAATAGAATTGCAGCAGCTGCAGCTCAGGCGGCACAAAATCTAATGGGAACGATGCCACCAAGTCCTGAGCAAGAAAAACAAAACATGGAAATGCAAGAGAAGCAAGCTAATTTACAATTAAAAGGAGAAGAATTGAGAATTAGAAAAGCTAGATTTGAAGAAGGTGTTAAAAACAACGAAAGACTTCAAAACAGAAAAGACGCTGAAACTAAAGCTAAAATAGTAGAAGCTGCATCAAGAATAGTTAAAAGAGAAGGTTAATGGCAATTAAACCTGAAGATATTAGAAAGGCAAAAAAATTTCTTGAAAATAAAAAACTTTCAATTAAAGATGTTAAACCTAGAGAATTTGTACAAGTGTCTCAAAATATGAATTTAAATTTTGAAAGTTTATTAAAATTACTTGTGAAGAAAGTTACAAATGGAACACCTAATACAAGCGATAAAAAATAAAATAAAAAATTATAAAGAAGACTTAGGAAAAAATTTATTATCAAAAGGAGTTGATGATATACAAGAATTTAAACGTGTTCATGGAATGGGACAAGGTTTAGATAAATCACTAGAAATCATAAATGAAATGGTTGAAAAATATAAAAAAGGAGATATAGACGATGATTAGTAAAGATATATGGGCAACAGATGATAGTGTACCAACACCAGAAAAAGTACCGCAACCTGTTGGTTATAGAATTTTAATTAGACCTAAAGGTGTAATTGAAAAAACAAAAGGTGGAATTTATTTAACTGATCAAAATAAAGAACAACAAAGTTATTTAAATTCTGTAGGACAAGTAGTTGCAATGGGACCAGAATGTTTTTCAGATAGACCAAAACCTTGGTGTAAAATTGGCGATTGGGTTTTGTTTGGTAGATATGCTGGATCAAAAGTATCTGTACAAAAGGTGAAAATGGTAGTAATAAATGATGATGAGATACTTGCAACCTTAGACAGCCCGGAAGTAGTATCTCAACAAATATAATATACGTTAATTTTAATTAACGACAACATAGGAGAAAACTATGGCAAACATAGAAGAACAGAAAGACATAGAAATCAAATTAGATGAAGATAAATCTGAGAAGGAAATTGAGGTTCCTCAAAATCCTATTGATAAATATGTTAATGAAGCAGAAGAAAGACAAGAAGAAGAAAAAATAGAAGTTAAACAAGAACAAGAAAAACCAAAAGTTCCTGCATATTCAGATGATATGCCATATTCTGAAAAAGTTCGTAAAAGAATTGCTAAAGAAGTGGCTAAAAGAGCTGAAGCAGAACAAAGAGCTGTTAATTTAGAACAAAGAATTGCTGAATTAGAGTCAAAAACTTTTGATATAGCAAGTAAATCTTTGACTAATCAACATAAATCTGTATCAGATCAACTTAAAATAGCAATTGAAGAAGGTAATACTGAAAAACAAGTAGAACTTTATGAAAAAATGGCTGATTTAAGAGGTCAAATACAAAAAACTTCTGAATTAAAAGCTGAAAAACCTAAATCTGAAGAAAAAAAGAAAGCTGATGCGCCACCTTTAGCAAGAGATTGGGTAAAAAGTAATGCACAATGGTTTAATAAGCCTGGTTATAGAAAAGAAACAGCTATGGCTTATGGAATTGATGCAGAACTTACAGAAGAAGGTTGGGATGTGAATGATCCAGGTTATTATGATGAAATGGATAAGCGACTTAAAGCAAGTGGTTTATCATATTTTACAAAATCTGAAGAAAACACTACTCAAACAGAAAAAAATGTGGTACAAAAGAACAACAGAGTGCAATCTCCAGTTGCTGGAGTTAGTCGTAAGAAAACTAGCGATAGTAACAGAGTGAAGCTAACGCAGGATGATCTGGCAACAGCTAGAAATTTCGGCATTGATATCAATGATGAAGCGGCACTAAAGCGGTTTGCTAAAGAAGTAAAAAACTTTAGCACCAATACGTGAAGTAAGGAGCACGACTATGGAAAAAACAAATAAAATAAAACATGAAACTCAAGTTGAGAAATCTACAAGAGTTTCAAATTGGCGCCCAGGTAATTTACTTGAAGCACCTGAAGCAAGACCAGGTTTCAAACAGAGATGGATTGCAACTATGGTTTTGGGACAGGAACAGCCAACAAACGTTGCTAAACGAATGAGAGAAGGCTGGAAGCCTCGTGACCCTAAAACGGTTAAAGATGCCCAGAATTTTCCAACGATAGATCATGGCAAGTTTTCTGGCTACATTGGTATAGAAGGCATGGTACTCTGTGAAATACCACAAGAATTGTGGAATGAACGTAATGCATATTACGCAAAAATGACTGATAACTTAATGAGATCAGTTCAACAAGATATTCACAAAGTAGAACAGCCAGGTCAACCTATATCACAGTCCTTCAAGACATCAGTTACTAGAGGCGGCTTTAAAGAGTAACTAATAGGAGTAAATAACTATGGCAAACGTAGACGCCCCTCAAGGTTTTATACCTTTGAGACACTTAACAGGTGGAGTTATCAGACCTCAAGAATATCCGATTGCAAATTCGTATGCTGCAAATTTAGCTTCTGGAGATTTAGTAACACTAGGAACTAGTGGAACTGTCATCAGAGCTTCAGCAGGCGGAACTGCTTTAGGTGTATTCTATGGAGTACAATACGAAGATAACTCTACAGGAGATGTCAAGTTCTCCAAAGTTTGGAACACAGGTACTACTGTGAAAGCAAATACTGCTATAAAAGCATTAGTATATGATGATCCAAACATCACTTATAAAGTACAATGTAACGGTACATTCGCAAATGCTAACGTAGGTGAGTTAGCAAACGTGACTATCGGAACATTTAATTCTACTTTCGGTTATTCAACAGACGAATTAGACATTAGTACACTAGCTACTACTGCTAAAGTCTTGAGAATATTAAGATTGATAGATGAACCAAACAACGCAGTCGGTGCTGATGCAGATGTAGAAGTTGTAATTAACTTACATTTCTACGGAACTCGTCAGGCTGGCGTATAAGGAGATTGAACTATGGCACTAAATAGAGCACTATTTACCAAACAGCTCAATCTAGGTTTAAATACCGTGTTTGGTATGGAATATGATAGATATCCAGAACAATGGAGAGCTATATATTCTGTTGAGCAATCACAAAAAGCATTTGAAGAAGATGTACAAAACATCGGCTTCGGTGCTGCACCAACGAAAGCTGAAGGTGCTGCAATATCTTATGAATCTGGCAGAGAAGGCTATGTATCAAGATATGTACATGAAACAATTGCTTTAGCATTTTCTATAACAGAAGAAGCTGAAGAAGATGGATTGTACGGATCATTAGGTGCAAGATATGCTAGAGCTTTAGCAAGATCAATGCAACACACTAAAGAAATCAAAGGTGCAAACATCCTTAACAATGCAACTACTTCTACAGTAGGTGGCGATGGTGTTACTTTATTAAACACTGCTCACCCACTAGGAGGTGGTGGAACTGCTTCTAACACTCTTGGAACAGCTGCAGATTTATCAGAAACTTCATTAGAAGATTTATTGATTCAAATCTCAACTACAGAAGATGACAGAGGCATTCCAATAGCATTAACTGGACAAAAACTAATCGTTCCACCTCAATTGGTGTTTATCGCAGAGAGAGTTCTTAAATCTAATTTAAGACCAGGAACTGCAGATAACGATATCAATGCAATGAGAAATATGGGTATGATTCCAGGCGGTGTAGTCGTTAACCAAAGACTTACTGATCCAGATCAATACTTCATTATGACTGATTGTCCTGATGGAATGAAACACTTTGTAAGAGCACCAATCAAAAAAGCTGTTGAAGGCGATTTTGAAACTGGTAATCTAAGATACAAAGTTAGAGAAAGATACTCATTCGGTTTCACAGACTGGAGAGCTATCTTTGGTTCAGAAGGAGCTGCATAATAATAAAATTGTACTAGGCGTAGCAATACGCCTAGTGCTAAACCCTACGACTGCGAGAGCAGACTACTAAGGAGGTAGACTATGGGAACAACTACATTTTCGGGACCGATTAAAGCGGGAACGATAAAAGAAACAACTGGTACAACACTTGGCGCTAATGTTGTAAATACTGGTTTTGTTGTGATGGCACAATCTGCTAAAATCGACATTACTGGTGCTTCACACTTAAACCAAGTGATTGGAACAATTCCAGCTAATTCACAAATTACAGATGTAATATTAAATGTAACAACAGTTAATAATGATACAAATGCTGCAACTGTTTCTGTTGGAACAACAGATGATGGAGATGCATTTATTTCTTCTGCTAACGTGAAAGCTCTTGGAACAACTAGAGGTACTTTAGACACTGAAGCAACAAATATTGGTACTACTGATATTCAAGTTTTAGCTGACTTTACAGGTACAGATGGTGATGGAACAACTGGTAACGCAACTGTTACTGTAACTTACTTACAGAACAACAGTATTGCTGACGCAGGTGATATTCCATCATAATAATTGATTTGAGGGGCTTCGGCCCCTCTTATAAGGAGATTTATGAGTTTAGAGTTTTTTAGAAATATGATGAAAAGCACTAAAGATAATGCTACCGCTTTAAAAAATTTTAAAGAAGATAAAGATTATGATTATCCTACAACAGAATCAGATTACAAATTAGAAGGTGAACAAGTAATTGAACCAGCAAAAAAGAAAGATGTTTTACCAACAACTTCGGAAGAAGAAGAAGAAAAAAGAGTAGAAGCAGAAAAAACTCAAGAAAAAATAGATGAATCTTCTGACGAAACTGAAAAAGATTTAGATAAAAGATTATCAGAAATAGATAAAGTTATTGATAGATATAGTGGTCAAGTATTATCAACTGGTAAAAAAATAGATGAATCAAGTAAAGATATCAATTTACCGGCATTAGATTTAGGAGCTGTAACTCAAAAACAAATGGTTACAGAATTAACAAAACCTAGTAGAAGTAGAGATAGAGTTAGTTTATTATATGACGAACTAAAAAAATATAATTTAATATAGGAGGAAATATGGCAGGATCAGATATATCGGCAAATAGCGTAACAACTACAGGTTCTAATGTTGTAGCTTTTGGTGGACCTACAAGACTAAAAGGTTTTATAATTACACCAACAGCTAATGCAGGAACTGTAACTTTTGTAGATAACGCAACAACTAAATTTGTAATAACAACAGGAGCTAGTGTCGATAGCGGACCTATTAATATCTCTTTACCAGATGAAGGTGTAAAATTTGGTACAAATTTGAGTGTTAATATTTCTGCAAATGGAGCTAGTGGCGTAACAGTATTTTTTGCATAATGGCTACTTCAAATACAGCTACATTTAACATTACAGTTAATGATGTTATTCAAGAAGCATATGATAGAATTGGAGGAGATCCTATTCTAGGATATGATGTGCGTTCTGCACGAAGAAGTATGAATATTATGTTTAGTGATTGGGCTAATAGAGGTTACAATCAATGGACAGTTGAATTAAAAGATGAAGCAATTTCTACTGGAACTACAGATTATACTTTAGATTATGATACTGTTGATATTATAAATGCTAATATAGTTGATAGTGATGGTGTCGAATATTCTATGACACGTTTAGGTGTAAATGATTATGCTGCTATTTCAAATAAAACTACACAATCAAGACCTACACAATTTTATTTACAAAGATTAAGCACACCTGTAGTTAAAATTTATCCTGCACCAGATCAAGCATATACACTTAGATATTATAGAATGAGAAAAATACAAGATATTACTGCTTCTACTGTAGATGGTGTTCAACAAAATGTTGATGTGCCATTTAGAGCTTTTGAATGTATGTGTGCAGGGCTTGCATATTATCTTTCTAAAAAAAGAACAAGTATTCCAGCAGCTACAAGAGCTGAATTAAAATTAGATTATGAACAAGCATATGAAAGATTAATAGCAGGAGATGACTCACCATCTACTAGAATATTACCTAGTACGAGTTATTATAATTAATGCCTAGATACGCAGATAGAGGAAGAAGACCACATAGAGCACCGAGCAGTAAATTTGCTACTGGTAAAAATGTACCTGCCATATCAGATAGATCAGGATTAGCTTACCCATATACAGAAATGGTTTTTGAATGGAATGGTTCATTAGTACATAATTCAGAATTTGAACCAAAACAACCACAATTAGATTTAACATATTACACTGATGCGCAATCTTTACAATACGCACGACCACAAGCAAATTTATCTTCTACAGGAGGAGTTCCAGATCAAATAGATTTAATATTTCCTCCTTCATCTGGTAATGTTTCTAATAATGGAATTACATCAGCCACAACAAATTTGTTATCAAGTGCGCTAGGAAATGTTACAGTATCTACATCATGAAAAATAAAAAATTAGGTGTTATGGTCGCAACACCATGTTATGGTGGCCAATTAACTGAAGGTTATCTTCACGGTGTTTTAAGTGCAATTCAAGCAGCTAATAAATATAATTTTCAAATGCATTTAAATACAATGGGTAATGAAAGTTTAATAACAAGAGCTAGGAATACTTTAGTTACTCAATTTTTAGATATTGATAAAAAAGATCCAGATAAATTTACTCATTTATTATTTATAGATAGTGATATAGGTTTTAATGGTGAACATATACATAGATTAATAACTCAAGATTATGATATTTGTTGTGGTATATATCCAAGGAAATCTGTCGATTGGAAAGAAGTTGATAGATATGTTAAAGAAGGTGATACTAAAAATTTAGAACAAAAAGCATTAGGTTATAATTTAAATTTTGCAGATCCAAAAAATCTTAAAGTTACTAATGGTTTTATTGAAGTTTTAGATGCTGCCACAGGCTTTATGTGTATTAAAAAAGAAGTTTTTTATAAAATGCAAAAGGCTTATCCTAATTTAAAATATACAAGTGATCAAATTATTAATAATAAAAGGTTTCATAGCGATAATTGTTACGCATTTTTTGACTGTATTATTGATGAAAAAAGTAATAGATATCTATCAGAAGACTATGCTTTTTGCAGATTATGGCAAAAAATAGGCGGTAAAATTTACGCTGATGTTCAAAGTCCTCTTACGCATTGGGGAACTTACGCTTTTGTAGGTAATGTCTGGAGTAAATTTAAAGTTGAAGAAGGAGTAAATAAAGAAAATGCCGATGACATACACAAGCCTGAAAAATGATATACAAACTTGGGCTGAAAATACTGGAACAGATTTTACAAATCAATTAGATACATTTATTGATAATACGCAAAATAAATTATCAAGAGAAATAGATCCAACTGGTTTTAATCAAAATGTAACTTCTTCTACTTCTATCGGCGATAGATTTATTACTTTACCATCTGCTATTGATCCTATGTTATTGAATTATTTTAATATAATAGTAAATGGCGAAAGACAATTTTTAGAAATCAAACCACTAGAATATGTACAAGAATATTGGCCTAATGTTTCTATAACATCTACGCCTAGATATTTCGCTAATTTTGATGATACTACTTTGTATATAGCTCCAACACCAGATCAAGTATATACAATAGAATTAGGTTATCAAGGTAGAATTAATCCTTTATCAAATACTAATACTACTAATTGGTATACCGAGAATTGCCCAGATGCTCTACTTTATGGATCATTAGCTGAAGCAAATCTCTTTACAAAGAACATGGAAGACTATAATATCTATAAACAAAGATATGCCGAAAGTGTGGCTGCTATAAATAATGAAGCTCGTAGAAACAGAAGAACTGACTATAAGTTTCCTGGTAGTCCACTAGGCGAAAACACATTAACTGGAGGTCAATAAACATGGCAATATCACAAGCGATAACAGTATCGTTTAAGCAAGACTTAATGTCGCCTGGAGGCAATCTTGAGGCACAAACATTAAAATGTGCATTATACGATAATACTGCAACTCTCAATCAAAACACAACTGCATACATAACTGCAAATGAAATTTCTAGTAGTGGAACAAATTACACTACTGGAGGAGCAACTTTAACAAATGTTGCAATTTCAACTGATGGAACAACTGCTATTTTTGATGCTGATAATGTTTCGTTTGCTAACGCAACAATATCTGCTCAAGCTGCATTAATATACAATGCTAATAATAGTAATTCATCAATCGCAGTATTAGATTTTGGTGGTGTTAAAACATCAACTAACGGTACATTTGAGTTACAGTTTCCTAACGCAGACGCTACTAACGGTTTAATCAGAATTGCATAAGGAGATAAATCCTTATGGCAGCACCGTGGAGTAGTGGTAATTGGAACTTTGGTACATGGAATGACTCTGCTGGTGGCGCAGTCATTGATGGTCAAGGTGTTACTACTTCACTTGGAAGTATTACTGTTGAAGCAGAATTAAGAACTGGTTGGGGTAGACAAACCTGGAGTTCTTTTGAATGGAATAATGGTCCTGATGCTTTTATACCTCTTACAGGTAATGAAAGTAATGCTTCTCAAGGTAATCCTACTTTAACTGGAAGCGCAATAACTCCTATTACAGGAGATGTAATAAATGCATTAGTAAATAATGTAACTGTATCTGGTTCAAAGACTTCTCAAATAACTGGTCAACAAGTAACTGCTACAGCAAATAATATTGTAGTTGGTGAAGGAACTTCTGCAACTATTACTGGTCAACAAATTGAAACTAATTTAAATGCTGGTACTGGATGGAGTAGAGATGAATGGAGTAATGGTCCTTGGAATACAGATTTAACAAGTATTGTTGTAGGTGATGGAATTATATTTGTTGAAGATGGTCAAGCATTATCAATTAATTTAAATAATGTAACTGTAACAGGAAGTTCACCTATCTCTATAAGTGGTCAAAGTTTAACTTCGTCTTTAGGTGATACAACTTTAAATACTAATAATTTCATATCAATTGATGGAGAACCTTTAGTTGCTGCAACAGTTGATAGTTTTGCTGTAGCAGCTGGTGGGGCAATTACCATTAATACTCCTACGTTTGAAGCAAATGTAGAGGTAAGCAATGTTACTACTGGAAGTGCTTCATTTACAAGTATAACTGGTCAACAATTAAATGTTGTTGCAAATGATATTACAACAGCAACTGAAAACTTTATATCAATAACTGGCCAAGAAATAACTCCTAGTGTTAATACAGTAACAATCAGCGCAAGTCAAATATTATCTATTACAGGAAATGGAGTTACTATTAGCTCTGCTAGTATAATACCTAAATCTGAAAACTTCCTAAGTATGCAAGGAAATCAAGCAAATGTTAGTGTACAAACACTTAAATTTTGGGATCCAATTACTGGTAATATTACTGAAACTTGGACTAATATTCACTAGACAATTATGAACAAATTATATAATTATATAACAATTTACAAAAAAGCAAATTAGGAGTATAAATAATTATGCCATCAAGTTTTACATCGAGATTAAAATTAGAAAGACAAGCGTCTGGAGAAAATTCAGGAACTTGGGGTAATCTAGTTAATTATGTTTTCAATAGAGTTGACGCATCAGTTTCAGGTTATCAATCTGTTAGTGTTGCAGGATCTGCTAACGTAACATTAACATCAAATAACTCAACAAGTAATACTGATGATGACGCTACAGATGATCAAGTACATAACAAAGTATTAGAATTTACAGGATCACTAGGTGCTGACATTCATGTTTTTACTGATGCAGTAGAACAAAATTATATTTTATTTAATAATACAACAGGAAGTCAAACATTAACTTTTGCAAATACAGGTCATGCTGCAAATGGTGTAGCTCTTAAACAAGGAGCTAAAACAATGGTTTACTCTGATGGAAGTTCTATAACTGATGTAATGGCTGATCTAGGAGATATTACAGCAACATCTGTAACTGCTTCTGGAAATGTTTCAGGTGCATTATTAACTTCTACAGGAAATGTTTCAGGTACAAATTTAAATGCTACTGCTAATGTAGTTTCTATTGCAGGTGCAGCACCTAACATAGCTTCAACAACAGCTAACGCTGATATACTTCTATCGCCAAATGGTGTTGCAGGTAGAGTTACATTTAATGGTGGTGGTAAAATTCAACAAACTGCTGAAAAAATTACTATTTCAGCAACTGCAGCTACAGGTACAATTAACTTTGATGTAACTACTCAAGCAATATTATATTACACAACTAATGCTTCAGGTAACTACACTCTTAATATCAGAGGTGATGCATCAAACACTTTAAATAATATAATGGATACAGGTGAATCTTTAACTGTTGTACATATGGTAACTAATGGTGGAACTGCTTATTATAATAACGCTGTTCAAGTAGATGGTTCAAGTGTTACTCCAGAATGGCAAGGTGGTTCAGCTCCAACAGGTGGAAATACAAACTCAGTTGATATTTATTCTTATACTGTTGTAAAAACAGGAGATGCAGCTTTTACAGTATTTGCTAGCCAGACACAATTTGCTTAATAGGAGGATTTATAAATAATGCCACTTCTTTCAACTAGAGCAGCTGGATCAGCAAGAGGATTTGGTTTCCAAGGCGGCGGTGAATTATTTTTAATTGGAACTGGTGGAACTATTACTCAAGATGGTTCTTTTCAAATTCATACTTTTACTTCAGGTGGAACATTTGAAGTTACACAATTAGCAACAGACCCTGCAAATGATGTAATTGAATATTTATTATCAGCAGGTGGTGCAGGTTCAGGATCAGGCGGAGCTCCAGATATGTGGGGTGGCGGCGGTGCTGGCGGTTGTAAAACTGAATCTAGTCAACCTGTTGCTCAACAAACTTATCCAGTATCAGTAGGAACTGGCGGAGGTCAAGGCGGAGCAGGAGGATCATCTGCTTTTTACGGTCAAACTGGAAACGGTGGAGGCCGAGGTGGTGGACAGAACCAAAGTGGATCACCAGGAGGATCAGGCGGTGGCGGAGGCCAGGGCGCTGGATCACCAGGTGGCGGAGGCCAAGGAGGTTTTGGAAACTCTGGTGGAAGCGGAGGATCAGGTTGGTCATATGCTGGTGGCGGAGGCGGTAAAAACGGTTCTGGCGGAAGCGGACCAAAAGCAGGTGGAGCAGCATTACCATCATCAATCAGAGGAACTGCAGAGAATTTTTCTGGTGGAGGCGGAGGAGCAAGTCCAGGTTCAACTGGGCCTCAAGCAACTTCTATTTTTGGAATGGGTGGAACTCGTGGAGCAACATCAGGTCAAGCAGGTGTGGTTATCGTTAAATATAGATATCAGGCGGATTAATTATGGTTTATTTTTGTGAAATAAATGATTCAAATGTAGTTGTAAATATAACTAATTGGGAAGATAGTATTTTAGGAAATCCTGCATCTGAAGCAAATGGAAAATCTTATCTAGCTACTTTCTTTAGTAAATCAGCTGATAAATTTGTTCAAACATTTACTGATGGAACAAGAAAACAACAAGCAGGTGTAGATTACACATGGGACTCAACAAATAATGTTTTTATACAACCAAAACCTTTTTCATCTTGGACTTTAGATTCAAATTATGATTGGCAACCACCAGTAGCTGACCCTGAAACAGAGGGTTATAGAAGAAGATGGAATGAAGATTTACAAACATGGGACGGATTAAAAATTTCTGATAATTCTAATTGGTTATGGAATACAACTACTAATCAGTGGGATAGCCAGTAAAAATTTGTTTTTCTTTTCTTAAAGAAAATATAATTTACAATTAATGCAACTTAAAAACAATTTTTGGTTTTTCGAAAAGGCTTTGTCAGAAAGTTTTTGTAACGAAATTATAAAGAGTGGTTTTGATGCTAATCCTAAATTAGCTAAAACTCATAAATATCATAATAAAAAAATAACATCAAAAAATAAAAAAGATTTAAAAAAACTTAGAGATTCAAATGTAGCTTTTTTAGATCATCCTTGGATTTATAAAGATATAGATCAAATATTTAAAGCAGCAAATCATAACGCAAGATGGAATTTTCAATATGATTTTTATGAAGCAACTCAATTTACTGTTTACGAAAAAAATCAACATTATGGTTGGCATGTAGATGCAAATGTTGATCCATATTCTAATAATGTTTATGAAAACTATAAAGGTAAAATTAGAAAATTATCTGCAACAATAGCTCTTAATGATGCAAAAGATTATAAAGGAGGTGAATTTCAAATTGATTTAAGCACTCCTACAGAAAAAAGATTATTTAAAGTACCCTCTTTAAAAAAGAAAGGGTCTATAGTAATATTTCCTTCTCATCTACAACATAGAGTTACTCCAGTTACAAAAGGAATTAGATATTCTTTAGTTATTTGGGCTTTAGGATTACCATGGCGATAGTAAAATATAAAATTATAAGAAAAGCTATTAATAAAGATTTAGCTGAATTTTGTTTTAATTATTTCAATTTAAAAAAACAAGTTGTGTCTTATTTATTTGAAACTAATTTTATATCAAAACATAATCCTTTATTTGGCACATATGCAGATCAACAAGTTCCAAATACTTATTCTCATTATGCAGATTTTGTTATGGAAACTTTATTATTAAAATGTCAAGATATATTAGAAAAAGAAATTAAAGTAAAATTACAGCCAGCATACTCATATGCTAGAATATATAAAAAAGGAGATATTTTAAAAAAACATAAAGATAGATTTAGTTGTGAATTATCAGTAACTTTGAATTTAGGTGGAGATGCATGGCCTATATATTTAAAAGATAAAAAAACAATTAAAGTAGATTTAAAACCTGGAGATATGTTATTTTATCATGGTTGTGAATTAGAACATTGGAGAGATGCTTTAAAAGGAGAAAATTGTACACAAGTTTTTTTACACTATAATAGGTCGACAAAAGATAATAAAAATAATATATATGATCGTAGACCTATGCTAGGTTTACCAGCAGAATACAGAAGAACATGAAAGTAAAATTAATACAACCAAAACTTTTTACATCTCCTTTTTCTTTTTTCTTTAGATTTTTTATAGGAATTAAAAAGTTAAAAATTAAATCAAATAAAATAGATAAAAACTTTGAATTTGAATTAAGACAAGCATATACTGAATATTGTACCTCAGTAAAAATTGTCCCTGAAACTTGTTATTACGAAATAACTGATAAGCCAACTCCATCTGATATTCATCAATGGTCTTATTTAAAAGGTGTAATTAATTTAGATAATATAGGTCAAACGATATTTAGATTACCATTTCAATTCAATGGCAAATATGGAGAGTTAAAAATCAAAAATAAAAAAAATCAAATTTTAATAGGAGAAGAAAATTTAGATATTACAAGTCGTGGTAAAAATATTTTCTTTAATCTTCATTATCATAAAAATCCTAAATCTAAAAAACATAAATTATTAATAGATTTGTCATCAGGCAATTAATGAATTTATTTGAAATACCTTATTTGAAACTAAGCTGTTCTAATTGGAAACAAAAGAAAAAGAAATTAGATAAATTAACAAAGAATCAAAAACTATCTAGGCAAAGTCATAACATATTTTCAACTACTAAAAATGTTAATTTTAAAGGACGAGAAAATTATGTTGATCAATTTACTGATATTTTTAAAGAGGAGTTTGAAAAATTTGGCAATCAATTTAAATTTAAAAAATTACATATAAAAGATATATGGACAGTTGTTTATGATCAACACGATTATCAAACACCTCATCATCATGGTATGATGGGTTGGTCAGGTATTTTATATTACGATTATATACAAGAACAACCATCAACAATATTTATTCAGCCTTGGCATTGTTTAAAAGAAGGAGTTACTAAGTTGAAAAGTTTAGATACGAAAGAAGGAGATATGATTTTCTTTCCAAGTTTTATTTTGCATTTTTGTCCAAGTAATCATTTGAAAAAGAAAAGAAAAATTATTTCTTGGGACTTAACCAGTGAATCTATTTAAAAGTATAAACTAAGACAACTCTCCTATTCTTTTTAGGAGATGTTCCAATATGCCAGCATTTAGGAAAACTAACAGCTCTAAATTGTTTTGGTTTTATTTTTTTAAATACTGTTTTTTTATCATCTTTAAATAAAAGAGTTTCACCATCTTTGTTTTTAGTTAAATAAATTAATAAGTGATTGTAATTAGTATCGTGATCAGTATGCATAAATGATTTATTTTCTTGAGGAAAATTAGTATTTAAACAACATCTTAATATCTTTTCATATCTAATTTTATGTTTTTTACAAAATTTATCTAATAAGGATACACAAAAACTAGATATGTGAGATGTGTGTCCACCCCCTAATTCTATTCTTTGAATAATGCAATGTGAATAAAACCAATAATTATCTCCTTTGTTTGATTCTTCATTATAGTACCAAGGAAAATTATGATCTAATATTGTTTTATTAATAAAATTAATTTCTTTTTTACTTAAAAAATTATCGTCTTGAATAAATTTTTTCATTAAAGATATCTTTTAGTATTAGGTATAGGAAGACGTTTAGCTCCATGAATATTACTAAAAAATGTAATTAATGTTATTCTGTCTTCTTTCACTTTAGGATCATAAAAATTTTCAACGCCATGATATTGAAAACTATCAAATATAAACAAACGATTGTATACAGATTCAACTTTTACTGTTCTTTCAAAATCTTGGTTTTGTTCATCTCTTGCTTTAAAATATCTTTGATCGTATTTTTTATTTGATCCGTAATATTCTTTTTTAATAACATTATTTTTAATATGATATTCTCTTTGAAAAGGAAATTGTCCTTCTTTTCTTTTATATAAAGAAGTTCCACAATTTTTATGTTTAGAAAGATATACTATCGCTGTAAATTCAAAATCATTATCATTATGTATCCAGCCATGACCTTCTTTTGGATTTGGTTTTATAAATTGAAATGTTTGATAAGCATCAAAACTTAATCTAAAATCTTCTGGTTGATTATTAAACACTGCAGATGCAATTTTATTTGTACTCCAACTAAAAAAATCTTTCTTAACTAAGTGTAAAGGTTTTGTTCTTTCTCCAGGATAAGCATTCATATTTTCTGCTTTTTCTAAAGAAAGACCTATATCTCTAATTTCATCAGGATCATTAAAAAAATTATCTATAATTATACTTGGATATATCATTCTTTTTAGTTACTCCTTCTTTCCATAAGTTTATATTCCATGTTTCCCATTGAGCATATTCAATATCATTATTAGTTTTACTTCTTAAATAAGGTTGATCTTTATCTTTTAAATTTTTTAAAATTAAATCTAAATCTTCACCTCTATTATTTTTTGCTAGTTTTGTAGCATGTTTCCAAAAAGGTGTTTTATAAATTGATCCTGTTTCATAATGCCATAAAATAAAATTTTGAACTTTATTTATATAATCTTTTATTCTTTTAGTTGATTGTTCTAAGGTACATGTTTTATCTATAATAGCATCCCAAATATATTGACACCAAACTTGATATGTATTTACAGCTGTTGCTTCTAAAGGCTCTAAAAAGAAAAATCTATTTCCATTTAATATAACTCTATTATCTATAATTGGATTTTTAGCCATATATTGTTTAAAAGAAAAATCAGCATTAATTTTATCAATGCCAAAAAGTTCTTTAAAATTATTTTTCGCTTTTTCTATGCTTGTAATTTTATTATTAAAATTATAACCTAAAGATACTCGTTCTTGTAAAGGTATGTAAAAACACCAACCATCTTTCGTAGCTATTGTTCTTGTCCAAGATACGTCATTTAATTTTACAGGTAGAGAACCTAATAAAACATGGTTTAAAGGATTAATTAATTTATCATAACCTTTAAATGATTTTGGAGTTCCTCTACAATCAATAATATAGTCAGCATCAATTTCATCATAAGTTACAATATTTTCATCTTTTTCTATAAAATTTACTTTTAAATTATCTAATACAAATCGTTGAAATTGTGATGGATTAAAATGTATAGAATACGAACCAAATGGAAAATGATGCATAATTAATTTATTTTTATTGCCCCAATTCTCATACATAATTCCAGTCTTTTGTGTATATGAAAATTTAGATGTTATATCAGCTCCAATTGCTTGCCAAAGTAATCTAGGTAAAGGTAAAGTTGTGGCTTGTCCAACTGGTACAGGAGCTATTTTACTATCATGTATAGTTTCTATTTCGATAGGTTTATTAAGGAATTTACCATAATGATGAAAATGTAATGCTGAAACACAACCAGCGTTTCCTTTTCCAATAATACTTATTTTCATAGAGAGAACTTAATATATCTAACTAATTTTAAATACAAAATATAGTTTAAATATTGTTTTTTTGTTATATAATATTGATTATGCCATTAACACAGTTAAATTTTCAACCAGGATTAGATACCGAAAACACAGAAACAGGTGCGGAAGGTAGATGGATTAATTGTGATAAAGTTAGATTTAGAAAAGGTTTACCTCAAAAGATTGGTGGCTGGATTAAATTTAGTCAAGATTATTATGTTGGAGTAGGTAGAGCTTTAGAGCAATGGTTTGCTAATGATGGTAATCGTTATGAAGGTTTAGGAACAGATAGAAAAGTTTATATTTATAGAGCAGGAGATAATCAAGATATTACTCCTATTCGTCAGTCTAATACATTATCTAATGTATTTAACACAACAGCTTCAAGTGCTAATATCACAGTAAATCATTCTTCTCACGGTGCAGTTGAAGGTGATTTTGTTACGATATCTAATTGTAGTCTTACAAGTGTAGGAGGAATAGCTAATTCTAGTATTGACGCAGAATACCAAATTGCTTCAATCACAAATGCTGATGCATATGTAATTATATCAAATGATACAGCTACATCAAGCAATACGACTATTGCTAATGCTGATTTTTCTTATCAAATAAGTACAGGGCCAGATAAGCAAACTTTTGGTTTTGGTTATGGTACAGGTACTTGGAATTTAAGCACGTGGTCTACTCCAAGGTCTACATCTAATGTGACACTAGATATGAGACAATGGTCTATGAATAATTGGGGAGAAGATTTAATTTTTACAGCGAGAGATGGAGCTACTTATTTATGGGATACATCAAATGGTATGAGTAGTAATCCTGCAACAATAATTGCAAACGCTCCTACGGCAAGTACGTTATCTGTAATTTCTACAGAAACAAGGCATTTAATTTGCATGGGAACTGAAACTACAATAGGAGATACGAGTACACAAGATAAAATGTTTATTCGTTTTAGTGATCAAGAAAACTTTGACACTTTTATACCAAACACAACTAATTCTGCTGGTTCACAAAGAATAGCAGGCGGAAGTGAAATTAGATGTGCTAAACCTGCAAAAGGAACTATCTTAGTATGGACAGATACAACATTACATTCAATGTCTTTTATTGGTCCACCTTTTATATTTGGTTTTAGACAATTAGGTAACGACTGCGGAGCTGTTGGTCTTAACTCTGCGATAGTAATAGATGATATTGCTTATTGGATGTCCGATGGTCAATTTTTTAGATTTGCAGGCGCTGTTCAAGAATTACCTTGTCCGATACTTAATCATGTATTTAACGATATTAATAAAGGCCAATATGCGCAAGTCTATGCAGGTCTAACATCAGACTTTTCTGAAGTAATATGGTATTATTGTTCAAGCTCCTCGGATCAAATAGATAAATATGTTATTTTTAACTATATGGAAAATAGTTGGTACTTTGGTAGTTTAGCAAGAAGTACCTATCAAGATAATGGTGTTGAATTAAATCCACTAGCTACTGAGTATTTAGAAAATTCTACAGCAAATACTTATACTCAAATAAATGGTTTAACAGCAGGCAGAAGTTTAATCTATCGACATGAATCAGGCGTAGATGCTGATGGAACTGCTTTATCAGCTTTTATTGAATCCGGCGATGGAGATATTGCAGATGGAGAAACATTTAGTTTTATTAATAAAGTAATACCAGATTTTAAAAATCAAACAGGTAACGCTGTTATTACTTTAAAAGCAAGAGATTATCCAAATGATACAAAAACAACTGGAGAAGCTATTACAGTATCTAACACAACATCTTTTTATAATTCAAGAATAAGAGGACGACAGGCGTCTATTAAGATAGAAAATTCAGAATTAGGTAGTAATTGGCGATTTGGTACATTAAGAATCAACGTAAGACCAGATGGAAAAAGATAAATATAGAATTAGACAGGCTCGAATTGATGAGGCTGTTAAAATAAGAGAATTATTAAAAACTTGGTTAAAAGAAGCGCCTTTTAACTTTGGCAATACAAATAATAAAAAATCTCTTGAAAATATAGTATTTTACATTAAGAATAGTTTTGTTATAGTAGTAGAATATGAAAATGTTATTGTTGGCACACTCGCTGCTACAATAGACGAAACTTGGTACAGTGACAAAAAGTTTTTAAGAACTCTTTGGCTACATGTGCATCCTAAGTATCGTAATTTTCATGTCTTTAGAGCTATGATGTTAGTTTTTAAAGAATACGCTTTAACTAAAAAGGTTACTGCGATTTGTGAAATTTTTCAGGGTAAAGACGTTGGCAGAAAACACAACGCTTTTACTAAATTAGGATTTGAAGTTATTGGAGGAACATATATAGTCAATGGGTAGTATTTTTAAACCAAGTGTTACAACAGTTCAAGCACCACAACAATCAACTGTAACTCAGCAGATACCAGAATATTTTAAAGAGATACAAGAAAGAACTTTAAGACGTGCAGAAGAATTAGGTAATAGACCATATGAAGCATTTACTGGTCAGCGTATTGCTCCGTTATCTACATTAGAACAACAAGCTCAAGCAATACCTGCACAGATAGGAACTATTGGTGCACAAACATTTGATACTGCTACTGCTCAACAATATATGAATCCATATACAAATGTTGTAATACAATCAACACTTGCTGATCTAGGAGAACAGTTTGGTCAACAAGAACGAGCATTATCTGCAAGAGCAATAGGAGCAGGAGCTTTTGGTGGTTCAAGATTTGGAGTAGAAAGTGCATTAGGAAGAGAAAGATTTATAGATCAAGTTGCTGATGTATCAAGTAGATTAAGACAAGCTGGTTTTGAATCAGGCGCACAAAGATTTGCTGCTGATAGAGCAACTCAATTATCTTCACAACAAGCACAACTACAAGGACTTGCTAGTTTAGGAGCACAAGAAAGAGGTATCAGACAAGCTGGTCTTGCAGAAGCATACAGAGATTTTATTGAAGAAAGAGAATATCCAGTAGAACAAGTAAGACAAGTTGTAGGAGCATTAGCTGGTGCACCTATTAGAACTTATGGAGAAGAAAGATCAGGTTTTGTTGGAACACCAATTGCTGCACCTAGTCCATTTGGTCAAATTGTTGGTGCTGCAACTGCATTAGGAGGATTCGCTTAATTATGGTAACAGTAGATCAAACAAATAATTTACCGGACGCAGAAAAAGATAACGAAAAAAATGAAAGTGAACAAAAAGGTTCTGCTTTCAATAAGTTTGTTACTGCAGTAGGTGACGGACTATCTGGTGTTGCATCAACTTTATCTGATAAAGTTTCTGAAGTTTACAATGATAGAGATAAAAGAGCACAAGTTCTTACTGGTTTAAAAATATTAGAAGAATCATCTGGTTATGCGCCAATTACTCAAGCTAAATCTCCTTTAGGTAAAATAGCAAAAGGAGCTGCTGAAGGTTTAAAAACTGCAAGTGTATTAGATATTAAAGAAAAAGAAGCTGAAGCTAAAAAATTACAAGCTATGAAAAATGAAAGAAGATATGAAACTCTTGGAGAAAAAGCAGCATTTGAACAATTAAAAAATTACAATAAAAATTATGAAGATTTTGAAAAAACAATTAATGCTACTAATGCAAGATTTGATTTAATTAAAAGACACGCAAGAAAAAATAAAGGTGAGATACCAACAGGATTAGTAGAAAACTTTTTAACTCCTTATCAAGAGATTGCAAGTTTTTTTGTTGGAAAAGATAATAAGTTTGGAAATATTGGAGATAAATATATTAAAGATGGAAAATTAACTTTTGAAGATTCAGTATTATTTAAAAAAGAACTTGATGCTGCAAGTAAAGAATTAATTATTGGTATGGCAAAAAATCTTTATCCTGTTTCAGAGAATGACGTAAATAGATTACTTGAATCAGTTGGATCTGCTCAAACACCTGGTGAAACTTTAATACGATTAGCTTCTGCTCAAAAAGCAATGGCTGATTTAAAAATGGGACAAAAAAAATATGTACAATCTGATGTAGCTGAAGGTGTAGATTTTATTGGTGGTGGTATGAAAAAAGCAGAAACAGATGTATTTAATGAATTAAAAGACGATGTTGAATTAAATGAAATTACAAGGAAAAATTACGCTTTAACAGATGATGAAAAACCTACTGCTTTTCAATTGTTACAAACTAAATACCAGTTAGATTTACAACCAATAGCAGACAACTTTACTAGTGAAACACTTACTGCTGCACAACAGTTTAAGAAGAAAAAAGAAAAAGACGAAGAAACTATGAAAAAAGAAACTGAAAAAATTTTAGAACAGATAACAAACTAGAAAATAATGTATGTATGGCAGAATTATCACAAGAACAAATAAACGCAAAGAAAAAATTAGTAGGTATTGGTTATTCAGAAAATGAAGCTGATTCTTTAGTTACAGGATCTAAATCAGTAGATCAAATTTTAGCAGATAGACGACCTAAGAATGATACAGGTCAAAATAATTTAGCAGCAGATGAGTTCGGTTTAGACTTAGGTCTAATGAAAAAATCTAGTGATAATGTAAAAAAAGAAGAAGACAGATATAAAAGTGATTATGACTTGATTGGTTCTGATGTAGAATATGAAGGTTTTTTAACTCCTGATTTTAAACCTAAATTTAAAGATATTGTAGGTTCATATGGTATTAGATATGATAAAGGCGCTCCATCTGAAGTTAGAGCAGCGTTAAGTTATGGAATAAAAGAAGACGCTTATGTTATTGATAATGCAAAAAAAGTATGGAGTGAATATTTAATAGGTAATAAAAAAATATCAAAAGAAGATTTTGAAAAGTACAAAGATGAATTAGATGTAAGTTTTGCTACAGTAGGTAGTGGAGATAACGAAAAAAGAATTTTAACTTATAGACTTGGTAAAAATTTAGGTGGAGATAATTTTAGATATACTTTTAACGAATTAGAAGGTGGCCTTTTTGGAACTGGAACTACAACAGGAGATTTTAGAGCAATAGAAGGAGAAGCAATACCAGTTGCTTTATCAATTGCCGGCGGTACAATAGGATCAGGTGCAGGACCAGCAGGAACAGCAGTAGGTACTGGATTAGGAGATGCTTTAGGAGAATATACAAGACTTATGATTGGTAGAAAGGTATATGGTCTTCAATCTAATTTAGATGATCAACAATTTTTAGATTACGTTCAATCTACTATGATTAAAAGAGGTTTGCTTTCTACAGCAACTGCGGGAGTATTTTTAAAAGTAGCTCCTGCAATTACATCTTTAATAAATAAAGCTAAAGGCGAACAATTATCTGGTCAAGCATTAAAAGAATTTTTAAAATCAGGTGGAGAATTAGATACAGCATTACAAAAAGAATTAAGTAAAGCAAAAAATATACTTGTTAAAAATGGTGTTCCAGAACAACAAGCTGATGATTACTTAGCTACAAATGTTGCAAAAGCATTACCTAGTTCAAGTCAGTTTATTAAAGCAGCAGACGAAGGAGCAAGTTTAATTAAAGGTGATCCAAGTAAAGTATTAGGCAATGCATTAAATAAGCAAGCTCTTGTTGCCAAGAATGCAGAAAATCAAGTTTTAAAATCATTAACAGGTTTAAATAAAGTTGATGATAAAATTGCAGATGACGCCATAGAAAAATTAAAAACAAGAGCTGTTAATATCATAGACGATGAAACAACTCTTATAGATGACGGTATAAAAGCAGCAAACGCTGATCGTATGGTTAAACTAGAAGGAATGGGTTTTGAACCTTTTGTTAATTATATAGATAATTTTGGAATAAACATAAGCAAATTTACAGGTTCCGTTAATCAAAGATTAGGTAGATTAGATAGAAAAATTGAACAATTAGCTAAAGCAAAAGGTTTAAAAGTAAGAATAAATCCTGCAGAAGATAAAGAACTTTTTAGAGTATTTAGAGATATTTTAAAAAAATATAAATTTGATAATAAAAAACAATTTACTGTTCAACCATTAATAAAAACTAAAAATCTAAAAGGCGAAGCATTAAAAAAAGCTCTAGCTAAAAATGCTGAACGACAAGAAAAAAATAATTTTTTAAATATATTTAATGTACCAGAATATGCTAACACAAGAGTTATAGTAGAAAGTATTAAAAAAGGTCTTGCTGATTTAGGAGAAGTAAGTTATGGTGACGCTACAAGATTAGTTAATATAGTTAGAGATGCTTCAGAAACTAAATATGCAAATAACCCTGGCGTACAAGCTTCATTAAGAAAACTTGCGAATAAATTACAAGAAAAATTAAATAATCCTGGTATAAATGGTGGAGAGATTGGTTCACTTAAACAACAATTTTTAAATCTGTCTACAGAATATAGAAACAGTTATATGAAACAGTTAGCCAATAATTTTGGCTATATTCCGACAACAGGTGGTGGAGCAACAACAAGAACTGCATTAGCTACAGAAGGTAGAAATATTTTTAATAAATTTACAGATGGAAGTGCTCAAAGTATTACCAATGCAAAAAGATTAAGAAATATGATTGATGAAACTAATTTTTCTAATAAAGATCAATTCAAAGGTAGTCTTTTAGAAAATTATTATTCTAAAGTTGTAAAAGTACCTGAAGGCGTAAAGCCATTAAGTCATAATGAATTTATAAATAAATTTGGCGAAAATTATAGAATATTATTAGGTGATGATGTTTTTAATCAATTTCAAAAAAATGTTGGCACTGCAACTAAAACATTTGAAAATTTTGTTAAACAAAAAGCTGATCAAGTAATAGGAGTATCTAAAGCTCTACCAGGATTTGGTACAAACATAAAAGATTTAACTCCTACTGGAATATACAATAAACTTATACAAGTAGGTGATGGTTTTGATGGCAATGCTTTAAGAAAAGCACTTGGACCAGGAGCTACAAAAGATTTACAAACTAAATACTTAAATGGTATGTTCGAAAGAACTAAAATTCAGTCAAGACTACCTAATGTTGGAGATGTCGAAACTTTTAATGGAACAGCACTTTTAAATTATATCAAGAATAACAAAGATCAAATTATGAAAGTTTTTGGTGATAAAACAGGTAAAGAATTTATAGATGCACATCAAGCTTTAGGTAAAGCTCTTGAATTAATACAAGCTCCTACAACAATTGGAAAAACTGCTGGAGTTACAGAGGCTGCTAATAAAGCAGGATTATTTGTTGATATATTTGCAGGACCTCTTAACCATAAGCGATTAGTATTAAATAGACTTTCAAGATTGTATGATGGATTTGATGTATCTGGTAATAGTTTAAGATATTTATATGATTATAAAAAATTTACAGAAGTTGCTAAAAAACAATTTTTAGGTGGTAATTATCCTAGATGGTTTGACGAATTATCTCCGCCTGCTAAAATGAATTTTTTATCTAAACTATATGAACAAGGAGCTAAGAATATTAAAAAAGGTGTTACGTTTATAGGAAAACCAGTTACCGAGACAATTGAAAAAATTCCAGGCGGTGGCCTTGTTACAGCAATTCCTAAAAAAATAGCTAAAACTTTAGATCCTACAAAAGCTAAACCAATTGATAAAACACCATTAGTAATCAATCAATACATACAAGATAGAGTAATAGACCCTATGTTTAATGAAGAAGATGAGATTGCTGGTTCAGCAGATATTTTTGCACCTATTGATATACCATTTCAATTAGGTAATGAAGCGAGAAAAAAAGTAAGTGCAAGTATTGGAAAAGTTTTAAGAGCATGGAAACAGAAAAAAGCAACACGAAAAGAGATTGAAGAAAAAGAACCAGAAATTGAAAAAATTAATTAATAAAAATAAAGGCTGCTATGCTGAAAATTTAGCAGTTTGTTATTTACAAGAAAAAGGTTATTTTGTTTTTAAAGGTTGTCAAACTCAATCAGCTATAGATTTGATTACCGTGGATCCTAAAACATTTAAAGCTCAATATTATGATGTAAAAACTCTTAACCATCGAAAAGATGGCTCAGAAATATATAGAGTACCTAGAATAAAAGACAAAGGTATACATATTATTTTAGTAGATATTTCTAAAAAAATATGTAAAATAGTCAAATATGAATCCAAGAACTAAAACAGATACTATTGTTATTCATTGTGCCGCTACTAAACCATCAATGAATATTGGTGCGGAAGAGATTAAAAAATGGCATGTAGAAGACAATGGTTGGTCAGACATTGGTTATCACTTTGTAATTACTCGTGATGGTACAAAAGAATTAGGTAGAGGATTAGATTTATCTGGCGCACATGCGAGAGCAGTAAATGGAACAAGTGTAGGGATATGTTTAGTCGGTGGTTTATCTCAAGATAATAAACCTGAAAATAATTTTACTTTAGAACAATTTTTAACTCTTAAAGATTTAATAAAAGAATTAAAATTAAAATATCCAGATGTTAAAAAAATTATTGGTCACTATCAAGTAGAACCAGCTAAACCACATTGTCCAGGTTTTAATGTACCAGAGTGGTTAAACAAGGAAGGTTTATAATGTGGATTAGTGCAATTAAACTTGCAATGCAAGCCGGATCAAAGATTTACGCTAATAGACAAAAAGCAAAAATGGCTATGTCAGAAGCACAATTATTACATGCAGAAAGACAAGCTAGAGGAGAAGAAGCATATCAAGGCAAGTTACTAGAAGCAAGACAAAATGATTGGAAGGACGAATTTATTTTGGTACTCCTGTCGGTGCCGATAGTAATGTTAGGATTTGCTGTATGGTCCGATGATCCAACGCATATGGAAAAAATGAAATTATTTTTTGAGTATTTTAGTCAGTTACCTTTTTGGTATCAAACTATATTTGTAGGTGTAATAGCAAGTGTATATGGTCTTAAAGCAACAGATTTAATCAAAAGAAAATGATAAGAAAAATTTTAGGTATATTAGCAGTATATTTTAGTAATTTACTTTTTCAATACGAAACAGTTCAAAGAAAAAAAAGATATAAAAAAATTAAAAGATTAAATATCAAATAATTCTTTCCATTTATCGCCGGTAATTTGATCAGCAAGTTTTTTCTTATTGCTTAAAGTTTTAATTATTTTTTCGTCAATAGTGTTTGGAGCAACAAAATCTATATATGTAACTTTATCAGTTTGACCTATTCGATGTGCTCTATCTTCAGACTGTAATCTAACTTCCATATCATATGTATTATTAAAATAAATAACAGTTTTAGCTTTAGTTAAAGTAAGACCATAACCACCTGTTCTTGGTTGTCCTATAAAATATTTAATCTCACCTTTTTGAAAACCTTCTACAATATCTTGTCTTACTTCTGATTCTGTTTCTCCATAATATTTAGCAACTCTACTAGCTCCATATTTTTTAGCAAGAGCATCATAAATCATTTGTATCGTTCTTCTAAATGTAGCCCATATAATTACTCCGCCTTGTGTTTCTTCCAATACATTTATGAGTTCTTCAAGCCTTGGATTGCTTCCAGGTAACACTTCTTCTTTTCCATCATCATATTTAATAAATCCACATAGTATCTGCTGTAAACGCAAAATTCGTGTGATAATAAGAGGCGCAGTCACTAATTTAGACTGTTCTAGTTCTAGTATAGCTCGTTTTCTCAGTGTGTGATACATGACCTTCTGATCACGATTAAGCTCTATTTCTCTTGTTTGTCTTATTTTAGGTGGTAAATCTAAGCATTCGTCCTTAGTTACTCTAAAACTATAAGGTTGTAATGTTTCTTGTAGTTCATCTAGTCTTTGATAACTCACTACTTCTTGAAAGCTATGAGTAGATGTTCTTCTTTTTCTCATAACGCAGTAAGCATTTCTATATGCATAGAAACTACTTTGAAAAATATACTCATCAAGAAAATGTATTTGAGACCATAAGTCTAACGGACCTTGGGTCACAGGTGTACCAGTTAATATTCTTCGATACTTAGCTAATTTACCTAATTTTAAAACTGCTTTAGTTCTTCTTGCAGTTCTATGTTTTATAGTTGTGCTTTCATCAATACAGAAAAAAGACGAACCTGTATTTAATAATCTATGTAAATAATTTTTACCTTTATCACTTGAAAGAGCTTCTATATTAATAATAAAAAATCTTAACTTATCTGATATTTTTAAAAAATTGATTAATTCTTCTATATTCTTTTTAGTTTCAGTAGGTGTCCATATACAAACTTGTGAAAAATGTTTAACATCTTCAGGCATATGAGTATTATATTCTGAAGCAAACCAATTACGATATACGCCTTTTGGCGCTGCAATTATTGCAGTATCAATTTTACCTTTTCTAAATAGATAAGCAATATTATCTATTATAACTTTAGATTTACCTGTACCTTGTTCCATAAATAGAGCATAAGCAGGCTCATCTTTACTTTTTATAAAAGCATCGTACTGATGTTGATATGGTTTAGTTTTAAATTTGTATTTAATATATTTTTTTTCTTCTATAAATTTTACTTGCATATAAACTTTCTGTTTTCTAAATATAATTTTACTTATATAGAAAATTAGTTTATAAGTAAATCGCTAAATGAAGAAAGGAGAAAATATGGGTAAAGTCTATGTAGTACAAGAAAATCCTAAAGTCAATGTAATTGGCGCTGCTCGTTTTGGCGAGTTAGTACCATTATTGAGACCAGGTACACAAATAACTTTATCTTCCTCTCCTGTTGTACATTCTCTTAGAATAAAATTAAAAGATTTTTCTGATGAAGATTATCTTTTAGCAATGGGAGATCCAGCTGCAATAGCAATTGCTTCTATGGTAGCTAGTGAAATAAATAACGGATTTGTTAATATATTAAAATGGGATAGAGAAAATCATGCCTATTATAATGTAGAGATAGATTTGTTTAAAAGAAAGGAGAAAGATGTCTAAACAAGCATGGATATTTGATGAAGTAGAAAAACATCAAAAGAAAAAAGAATTACCAAAAGTAGGACTAGAAGTAGTCACTAAAATTGGTAATAAACTTTTAGACAAACAAAAAGTTCTTGCGAAAAAAGAAGAAGAATTAAAAACTCTTAAATCTGAAATTCGTGAGATACAAGAAAAAGAATTACCAGATGCTATGCAAGCGTGTGGTGGTTTAACTCGTTTTGACTTAAAAGATGGAAGTTCAATTAATGTTAAAGACGAGATATTTTGTTCAATAAGATCAGATAAAAAAGCAGATGCTTTAAAATGGTTAGAACAAAATGGACATGCGGAGCTAATTAAACACGATGTTAAAGTTAGTTTCCCTAAAGGTAAGTATGATCAAGCTGATAAACTGATTGATGTATTATCTAAAAAATTTAAAGATATACCTTATGATGAGAAATCAGACGTTCATTCTGGAACTTTAAAAGCCTTTGCTAAAGATCAATATAAATTAGGTGAAACATTACCTGAGGAATATTTTTCTGTATACGAAGCAAGTATAGCAAAGATCAAACTCGGAAAGGAGAAAAAATGAGTAAACATCAACTGAAAAAGAAAGACAGTGGAGAATTAGCCGTAGGCGATATTTCTGCTGATCTTATTCTGAAATCAGCTGGTAAAGGTTTAGAAAATATTACTAATGATGATATTACTATTCCTAGATTAGCGATTGTTCAGTCCGGCTCTCCACAACGTAAGAAGAAAGACGAAAAATACATTGAAGGAGCTGAAGAGGGTAATATATTTAATACTGTAACCAACGAATTGTATGGTGAAGGTATTACTGTAATTCCTTGTGGATATCGTAAAAGCTATGTAGAATGGGTACCTAGAGAAAAAGGTGGCGGTCTTGTAGCAGTTCACGATACAAAACCTGAAGGTAGTAAAACTGATGCTTCAACTAGAAAAACTTTTTTAGGTGAAAATCAGATAGTAGATACTGCAGAGCACTTTGTACTTGTTAAAAAAGATAAGTCTTATGAACCTGCAGTTCTTACAATGACTTCAAGTAATTTATCTGTTTCAAGAAAGTGGAATACACTTTTAAAAATGAAACGAATGAATGTAAAAGGTCAAACTGTTGAAACACCTTCTTTTATGTATGAGTTTAAATTATCTACAGTCGAAGCAGAAAACGACTTAGGTAATTGGCACAAATATAAAATAGAAGAAATTGGTCAGATTGAATCTAAAGATGTCTTTAAACAAGGACAAGGTTTAGCTGAATCAGTTACAACAGGTAAAGTAAAAGCATCAGAACCATTAGATACTGATGTTTCTGAAGAACAAGATGATGAAGGAGACGGTAAAAAAGTTCCATTCTAATTATGTTGTTCGAAGATTTTTACAAAGTCTTTCCAGGCTTAACTCGTGTTTATGGTAAATTTACTGTAACAGGTAAAAAAGGTCTTAAACTAGAAGGCTATGGAAAGACTATAAGAGAACCTTATGTAAAAGAACTATGGAAAGAACACCTAGACGGTAAGATAGGTCTAGGTGTTGTTCCAATAAACGAAGACAATAAGTGTAAATGGGGTTGTCTTGACGTTGATGATTACGCAGTAGATTTAGAAAAAATTTCAAAAACATTTGTAAATAAGAATTTAATTATATGTAGATCAAAAAGTGGTGGTGCACACATTTTTATCTTTACGAAAAAATTTGTACCAGCATCTAAAATGATTACAAAATTAAAAGAAATAGCTGACTCTTTTGGTTTTGTTAAATATGATTTAAGACCACAACAAACTAAATTAATAGACGATAACGACTGCGGTAGTTGGCTTAATATGCCATACTTTGGATCTGATGAAACAGATAGATATGCATTATACAATGGCGAAGTTTTAATTGCAGATCATTTTATAAAATGGATAGAAAAGTTTTCAGTAAATAGTTTAGATGAAATAGATTTAAGTTTTATTAAAAAAGTAAATGACGTAGAAGAAAAATTACCAGGTGGACCGCCTTGTTTACAACATTTACTTTCTGCCGGCGGTATATCAGAAGGTGGTAGAAACAATGGTTTATTTAATTTAGGTGTATATCTTAGAAAGTCAGATGAAGAACATTGGCAAGAAAGATTAGAAGAATTTAACGAAAAGTTTATAGAACCGTCACTTAAACCTAGAGAATTTACAACAGTTCTAAATTCTTTAGATAAGAAAACTTATAATTATAAATGTAATGATTCTCCAATTAATTCAGTATGTCAAAGACCTAAATGTTTAACTTGTAAATATGGTATCAATGACGATGGTCAAATGCCTATTTTAAATAGTGTTACTAAAATGTTAACTAAACCACCTACTTATTATTTAACTTTAAATAGTAAAAGAATTGGTCCGTTAAGAGCAAAACAAATTTATAATTTTTTAGATTTTAAAGAAATAGTTTTTGAAAATTTAGATATGTTATTACCAAAAGTAAATGACAAAATATGGACAGAGACAGTAAATGATTTAATGCAAAAATTAGAAGCTGTAGAAGTTCCAGATGATAGTAGTAATGAAGGTAGATTATACGAATTATTAGAAAGATTTTGTACTGGTTCAACAAGTTCTACAGAATACGAAGATTTATTACGAGGTAAAGCTATTATTCAAGAAGAAAAAACATTATTTAGAATAAATGACTTTATGGAATTTTTAGATAGACATCGTTTTAAAGAGTTTAAATTACATGAAATTACTGCTTATCTTAAAAATTTAGGTGCTACACACTCAGGAAAAAAGATAAAAGGTAAATTTACTAACGCTTGGTCTATTAAAAACTTCGAAACTCAAAACGAAGAATTTAAACAACCAGAAATAACAAAGGAAGCATATGAATAAAGAAAGAGCAATAAATATTTTACTTGAACACGCAAGTAGAAGTTTATCAAATGATGATAGTTATGCGCCTAACAGAGATAGTATAACTGCAGCAATTTTATTTTTAGAACAAGATAGAAATAAAAATAAAAAAAATTCTAATGTAGAAATTAAAGGTATAGGATTTGACGTAAGGAAAGGATTATAATGATATTATTTTTTGATACAGAAACTAATGGTTTATGGAGAAGGGACTTAGGTCCTAATCATAGTGACCAACCACATTTAGTAAGTTTAGCTTTTCAAGTTTGTGATAATGAAGAAAAAGTTATAATGCAATATTCTTCTCGTATTCAACCAATGCATGGCGGATATTTAATTCCAAAAGATGTAGAAAAAATTCACGGTATATCTACTGATATTGCAAATGAAACAGGTGTACCTTGTAAGTCTGCTCTATGGATATTTCAAGAATATTTAGAAAGATGTGATTCAATAGTTGCTCATAATACAGCGTTTGATATTCAAATAATGAAAAGAGAATTTGATGCATATGGAATGAAATGGTACGAACCTAAGAAAACTTATTGTACTATGATGACTTCTAAAGATGAGTTAAAATTACAAGGTGAATACAAAGATTTTAAATTTCCTAAGTTACAAGAATGTTTTGATCATTTCTTTCATAGAGGTGTTCAAAATTATCATGACGCTTTATTAGACGTTCAGCTTTGTAGAGAGTTATTTTTTCATTTAAAAAGAAAAGGTATAGAACTAAAAGGACCACAAGATATACCTAAAGAACTCTTATTAAGAATAGATGGTGAAAGATATAAAAGTTTAGTTAAGTTTTTAAAAGAAATAGATGCAACTAAATTAAATGAATGGGAGTTAGACTTCTGTAAATCTGTCATAGATAAATTAGATAAATATGATGAGCATATTTTATTAAGTAAAAAACAGCATTCTGTTTTAAGAAAAATTTATGGCAAGTTCAACAGTTAAAATATTTGGTTCACCAGGTACAGGTAAAACTACAACACTCTTAAATATTCTTGAAGCAAGAATAGCAGAAGGTTATAATCCTTTAAAAATTGGTTATTTTTCTTTTACACGTAGAGCAATTAAAGAAGCAAGATCAAGAATAATAAAAAAGTTTAAATTGTCAGATGATGATTTAGAATATTTTAGAACTATACATAGTCTATGTTATAGATTTTTAAATATTAATTCTGGTCAAGTATTCAAAGGTGAAAGACTAAAAGAATTTTCAGAACTTGTAAGAGTAGAAATGACAGGTGTTACTGATGAAAATACTACTGGTTTAACAGTAGGAAGTAAAAAAGGTGATTTACTTTTATTTTGTGATGAAGTTGCACGTTCAAGCGAAAGAGATTTAAAACATGTATGGTACGAATTAGAATGTGATCATACATGGGAAGAACAAAAGTTTTTTTCTAAAGCATTAAAAAACTTTAAAAAAGAAAAGAAACTTTTAGATTTTACAGACATGTTAGATGTTTTTATTTCTCAAGAAAATGTACCACACTTAGATATTTTATTTGTAGATGAAGCACAAGATTTAACTACAAAGCAATGGAAAGTAATTGATAAATTAACACGGCATTCTAAGTTTAGATATATAGCAGGTGACGATGATCAAGCAATTTATAAATGGGCTGGTGCTGATGTTAAAAAATTTTTAGATATAAAAGGTGAAGTACAAGTATTGCCAATTAGTTATAGGTTACCTAAAGTGGTACATAAATTAGCTTGTGAAATAGCACATAAAATTTCTATGAGACAATATAAAGAGTGGACTTGTAAAGATGAAGAAGGATCAATAACTGAAATATCTACAATTGAAGATGCTGATATGTCAAATGGTGAATGGTTAGTTTTAGCAAGATCAGGTTATCAATTAAATAGAGCAGAGGCTTATTGTAAAAGAATGGGTTGGTTCTATGAAAAAGGATATCAAGAATTTAGAACTAATAGATTTGTAATAGCAATAAGAGCATGGATAAAATTAAATAAAGGCGAAACTATTAAATTTTCAGAACTGAAAAAATTATATCAATGTCTATATGGTAAAGTTTCTATTAAGAGAGGATTTAAAAAATTAGAAGGTGTTGACGAAAACTTAGATTTTTCATTAAGTTATTTAAGAGATAATTGTGGATTAATAGCAGAAGGAGAATGGCAAAATGTAATTTACGGTTTAGACCCTGAAGATGTTTTAATGTTCGAATCATTAGAAAAATCTGGAGATTTATTTAAAAATAAAGCAAGGATAAGATTATCTACAATACACGGAATAAAAGGTGGAGAAGCTGAAAATGTAGTTGTAATTTCTGATATTTCTTATAAAACTTGGAGAAAGATGAATACAGAACCTGACGATGAACATAGAGTTTTTTATACTGGCATAACAAGAACAAAAACAAATTTGTTTATTATTCAGCCTGAAACGAAGTATAGTTACGAATTAAATTAGAAATATGAAAGCATTAGGAACATACATTTTTGCTGGTGGTTTTACCATTGGTGTTAGTAAACATTTTGATGTAGAAGCACATTTCGAGGGTAAGCCTGCTGCATACAAAAAAACTTTTCAAGCTAATTTTCCTAAAATACCTATTTATGAAGGTGTTGAAAATTGGCCAAGAGAAAAATATAAAAATAAAATAGACTTTGTATATTGTAATCCACCATGTGCACCGTGGTCTAATTTAGGTGGAGCACAAAAAGGTGCAGGAGCATGGAGAAATGATCCTAGAATTAAATGTTGGCGAGATAGTTTTAATTTACTTAAAGAATTAAATCCTAAAGCTATTGCTATTGAATCAGTACCTAGAGTTTATAGTAAAAATGGTGGTCGACCGATGATCATGGAGTTATCAGAAGAAGCAAATAAATTAGGTTATCAAGTAACACACTTATTAATTGATGGCGGTTTTACTGGATTAAATCATTCAAGAAAAAGATTTTTCTTTATTGCCACTAAATATAATTTAAATGCAGGCGGATTAAATTTTCAACCATTACCTACTACAGGTGAAGTATTAAGTTCTTTTAAAAAAGAATATGGAAAAGACATAGGTCATCTTATGAAACTTGGTAAAAACGAAATACCTTATTTAAAACATTGTAAACAAGGTGAGAGTTTAAGAGTTACATGGGAAAGATATAATCCACCAGAAACTTGGGTAAGAGGAGGTATGAGAGGCGGAGTAAAAGGAAGACCTCAATTTATGAAATGGAGATTAAAGTCAAATGCTCATATACCAGTTATCGCAGGAGGATTTTACATACATCCTACAGAAGATAGATTATTTGGTCATAAAGAATTAGCATATATGGCAGGATATCCAGTAGATTATAAATGGGAAGGACCTTCTTCTAGTATTGGTTCACAAATCGCAAGAGGAGTAATGCCGCCTGTAGCTGAATATGTAGCAAGAATAATTAAAAATAGTATAACTGATAAAAAAGAAAAAGAAGAAAAATTACAAATAGTAGATTATCGAAAGGCACCAGAACAAGATACTTTATTATGACAGATATAAATATGTTTGATGACAATGATAAATTATTAAAAGATATTGATTCTTTTCATAAAAAATTTGGCTTTGCAAAGAACGAAAAAGTTGGTATACCTGATGATAATGAATTAGTAAATTTTAGAACTTCTTTTTTAGCAGAAGAATTTGCAGAATATACAAATGCTATTACTAAAAAAGACGCTGCTGCAGCACTAGACGCTTTAGTTGATATTGTTTACATAGCACTAGGTACAGCTTGGCTTTTCAATCTACCTTTTGAAAAAGCATGGGAAGAAGTTCAAAAAGCAAATATGAGTAAAATTAGAGCTAAAAGTAAATCAAAAAAACGTGGAACTAAATTTGATGTAATAAAACCAAAAGATTGGAAAGCACCGAATATAGAGAAAATTGTGGAAGAAGAAAGAGAATGGAACGAAAGCAAAAAGTATTAATAACAGGATTTAATGCATTAGCAATAGGTACAGCTAAAAGTACATTAAATATTGCAACATCAGCTAGAATATTACCAAGAGTTTTAAAAGAAATAGGATATGATGTAGTACAAAAACCTATAACTCCTGGTGAAGATGTAAGTCAATATGATAAAGTAATCGTATATGTATTTGGTCCAAACAGTTTATCTGCAAGATTTTGGTATGGTGCAGCTTATACACTTATTAAAAGACCTGATGCAATAGTTTCTATTGATGATTGGCAAGTAAAACAATCTGTATCAGGATTTGGTACATTCGCAAGAGGTCATTGGAGAATATGGAAAAAATTAAGTAAAGCAGGAAATCCTGTAGGAAAAGTTAATTGGGAAGAAGCACAACCATATAAAAAAGAAATAGAGGATTTAGTTGATCACTATGCTTTTGATACATGGCCAAAATTATTAATTCCAGCATATGATGGCGGAGATTATTCAACTTTAGGTGTAAAGAGTAAAGAAATAATAAATTGGGATCCTACACCTTATACTGATACTTATTTGAATAATCCAAATGTAGACTTATTTTCGACACAATTACCAGTTAGAGTTAAAGGTAAGCATTGGGTTATGGCTAGTTTATTAAATAAAATGAATTGGTTGAAAGATAATAATTTTCAATGGGAAGTTAAAAATTTTGGTAATGTAAAATTAAAACAAGAAAGATTGAAAGAACATGAATTATTTGAAGAATATAGAAAAGCATGGGCAATACTTAGTCCTCCTCACTATCATACTGAAAAAGGAAGTGCGTGGTGGAGAGTAAGATATAAAATGGCTAGTGATGCTAAAAATATTGTAGTAGCTCATCCAGAGGAGATGAAAAAATTATATGGTTTTAGTTTAAATATTTCAGATATAGAAAGTAAAGATAAAGAAGAATTAAAAGAATTATTTAAGAAACAAGATGATGCTTTTAAAAATAAAATATGGACTAAAGAAAAAACGAAAGAATATTTTAAATGCTTGCTAGGATAATAATATTTGAAGGTCCTGATGGCGTAGGTAAAACTACATTAATAAATCATCTTAAAAAAGAATACGGTAAAGACGCCTATTATATGCATTTAAGAGTTCATAAAGATATGGAGTTATGGCATACAGCTAGTGCTAGATTAGCAATAAGAAAAAAACAAGAAGGTAAATTAGTTTTAATAGATAGACATTGGCCTAGTGAACAATTTTATTCTCATATTTATAGAGAAGGACCTAGTTATAATCCTGAAAAAATTTATAAAGTATTAAAATTGGAAGGCGCATTATATGTATGGTGTTTACCAAAAGATATAGAAAAAGTAAAAGAAAATCATAAAATTAACAGAGAAAAAAGAAAAGAAGAATATTATGATATTGATAAGGTAATTGAGTTATATAATGATTATTGGAATTATTCAACATCTACTTCAATTGATTTTCATAAGAATAATTTAATGGATATGTTAGCACCATTAAAAAGAAGACCTGATTTTATTAGATACGATATGTTTGAAGAAGGTCGTGATTTAAATGCAGTAACGGATAGGATAGTGGATAAATGCTTCGCAATGAATTTATAAATTACTTAAATATAGATTACAAGAAAAAGATACATGAAATAGTACAAACACCTGAGTTCGTTTGTTCTCCTCGTGGTATGAAAATTTTAGAAATACTTAATGATTCTTTTCATGTAGATATGGATTGTCCTGTAATTCTAAATGTAAAAAGAAAATTAAATTATTCTTTTATGTTAGGTGAAGCAGCATGGATGTTAGACGGAAGAAATGATGTAAAAACAATAGCAAAATATTTAGGTGGTATAAAAAGATTTAGTGACGATGGTGTTACTTTTTTCGGTGCTTATGGACCGAAGATCATTACTCAAACAAGTTACATAATTAAAAAGTTAAAAGAAGATCAAGACAGTAGACAAGCAGTATTGACTATATGGAGAGAAAATCCGATAGCAAGTAGAGATGTACCGTGTACATTATCAATGCAATTTTTTTTAAGAAAAGCAAGCGATGAATTATTTTTACATTGCATAACTAATATGAGAAGTAACGATATTTGGTTAGGAACACCTTATGATTCTTTTAATTTTTCAGCGATTAGTTTTTATATTGCTCTATTTTTAAATAGAGAAGGTATTAAATGTAAATTAGGAAAACTTACAATTAATGCAGGTAGTAGACATCTTTACGAAGAAAATTTAAAAAGAGCAGAGGAAGTTGTAACTTGTTCAGATTTTTTTCCTTTAGATTTTAGTTTTAATGATCTTATTGAAAAATATCAAGATAGACCTCATAAATTTATTTTCAACTTGTATTCAGGCGCAGAAGAACATAAAAATATACCACAAACTAAATTAAATTACATTAAGAATGGTTAGTCGAATTCCACGTCAATGGTATTTTTTAAAGATGGCTAATCTAGTTTCAGAGAGAGGAACTTGTATTAGAAGAAAGGTAGGTTGTGTTTTAACAAATAAACTTGGTCACGTCTTAGCCACAGGATATAATGGAGTGCCTTCTAATTCTAAACACTGTATAGATAAACCTTGTAGTGGTGCTATGTATAAATCAGGAGAAGGTTTAGATGAATGTCAAGCAATTCACGCTGAACAAAATGCTTTAATACAATGTAAAAATAATTTTGAGATTGATTCAATTTATTGTACATTAAGTCCTTGTATTACTTGTGTAAAATTATTTTTAAATACATCTGCTAAACATATTTACTTTATAAAGAAGTATGTAAAAGAAGAACCCGCAAAAGAATTATGGTTATCTAATGGTGGAGAATCATGGACTTATATTAGAAAGGAATTAATATTACCTGAATGTTCAAAATCTCTGAATTAGAAAAAGCTAAAATAATAGCAATTGATACTGAAACATACGATCCTCGATTAAAAACTCACGGACCTGGTGGATTTAGAAAAGATGGAAAATTAGTCGGTATTTCTTTAGCAACAGATACTGGTTACAATGAATATCTTCCAGTAGGTCATCAAGGCGGTGGTAATTTAAATAATTCTAAAGTTGTTGATTTTTTAGATACTATACTTAAATTAAATAAACCTATGGTATTTGCTAATGCTATTTATGACATGGAATGGCTTTATTCACACGATAATAGATTAGACTTTGATAGATATAATAAAATTTACGATATACAAGGAATTGAGCATTTACTTGATGAAAACAAATTAAAATATTCTTTGAATAGTTTAGCAAAATATTATTTAAAAAAATCAAAATATGAAGTTGAATTAGAGCAAGCGGTACAAGTAGAATTTGGTAAAAGAGCTAAAGTTAAAGATAATTTATGGAGACTACACGCAAATCATGTTGCTGAATATGCTAAAGAAGACGCTTTACTTACACTTCAAATTTTTCAAAAACAACAAGAAAGAATTGATAAAGAAGACGTTAGAGCAGTTGTAGAATTTGAATCAAAACTAATAACTCTATTATTTGAAATTAGAAAAAGAGGAGTAAGAATAAATCTATCAAAGGCAGAAAAATTATATTATGAGTTAGAAAAAAAGCAACAAGACACTCAACAAAGACTAAATAAACTTGGAGGAGGAGAAGTAAATGTATGGGCAAACGCTTCTCTCAAACAAGCATATGATAAAAATAAAATTAGTTATAATTACACAGCAAAA